CTGCGTTTGGTTTTGGTAATGGTAATGAAGTTGAAATATATGTTATTAAAAAATACGTTCCTGGATTTCATTATTACACTCCTATTGATTATTCAGGTGCTTTACCTTACGCTTTGTTAGAAGAAAATATAGCTGACTATCAAATTAACGACTGTCAGAACGGTTTTAGTGGTACTAAAGTAATCAATTTCAATAACGGTATTCCTTCTGAAGAAATACGAGAAAAGATTAAAAGTGATGTATTACGAAAATTAACTTCTGCAAGAGGGGAAAAGGTAATTGTCGCATTTAATTCTAACGCTGAATCCAAAACTACAGTTGAAGATATACCTTTGAATGATGCTCCAGCTCATTATGAATATTTATCTAAAGAATGTTTTGAAAAACTAATTGTAGGTCATAGAGTTACTTCTCCAATGTTATTAGGAATACGTGAAACAGGTGGTGGATTAGGTAACAATGCAGACGAAATAAAGACTGCTACGCTATTATTTGACAACATAGTAATAAAACCATATCAATTAGAAATTATTGAAGCGTTAGACAATATTTTAGCCGTTAATGATATATCTTTAAAGTTGTACTTCAAAACTATTCAACCTTTAGAATTTGTAGATACTACGGGAATGAACGCTGAAACTAAAGAAGAAGAAACTGGTGTAAAAATGAGTTCTGATAGTAACGCTGATTTATTAATTGAAAAAGGAGAAGTATTAAGCGACGAATGGTTTTTAATTGATGAAACAGAAGTTGATTATGATACTGAAGAAGAATTAGACAATGAAATAGAATCGTTAAATAAAAAGAAACAAAGTACATTATCTAAAATATGGAACTTTGTAAGTACAGGAACTGCGAAACCTAATGTAAAATCCGAACAAGATAAAAAGATTGATGGTGTTCAATTCATTACAAGATATGTTTATAGTGGTGATTTAACAGGAGAAAGAGAATTTTGTAATAAAATGGTAAACGCTAAAAAAGTATATCGTAAAGAAGATATTATAGCAATGGAGAATTTATCTGTCAATCCAGGGTTTGGCGTAAAAGGTGCTCCTAATTATTCTATATGGTTATACAAAGGCGGGGCAAGATGCAATCATAAATGGTTAAGAAGAACTTATGCTAATTTTGAAGGTGTAAAAATTGACCCTACAAATCCAAACGCAAAACCTTTAAGTATTGCAACTGCTGAAAAATACGGTTATAGAATTAGAAACGACAAAGAAGTGGCAATAAAACCAAGTGATATGCCAACAAAAGGATTCACACAAGAATATTGGAATAAAATGGGATATACAAACTAACTATGGCACAAGCTTTACTAATAACGAGAGATGATATTGTTAGATTTACTGCAATGAATGGTAATGTCGATACAGACAAATTTATTCAGTTTGTAAAAATAGCACAAGATATACATATACAAAACTATTTAGGAACAAAATTATATGATAAATTTAATACTGATATAATAGCAAACACATTAGCTGAACCATATACAACACTTTTAAACAAGTATATTAAGCCAATGGTTATACACTTTGCTATGGTGGAATATTTGCCTTATGCAGCTTATACGATAGCTAATAAAGGTGTATTCAAACACAATAGCGAGAATAGTACAAACGTAGAAAAGAATGAAATTGATTTTTTAATTGAAAAAGAAAGAGATATAGCACAAAGTTATACAAATAGATTCATTGACCATATGAGTTTTAATCAACAATCTTTTCCCGAATATAACTTAAATTCAAACGGAGATGTATATCCCGATTCAGAAGCAAATTTCACAGGATGGATTTTATAAAAGAAACATATAAACCAAAGGAAAAAAACGTAAAGAAATTAGAAGTTTTTTTAAATAAATTAAAAGAAAAAAATGATACAAACAATTAATATAGGCACAACTGCAAACGATGGTACCGGTGATACAGTAAGAAATGCATTTGATAAAGTTAACGATAATTTTATTGAAGTTTCTAAAGGTTTATATGCACAAACTGCTTTAAGTACTCCTGTAGTTTATGCGAGTGGAGAAGCGTCTTTAATAGGGAATGGTGTTGGTAGTTTATCAGTACCAGCAAATTCTTTCAAAGTTGGCGATTCATTTACCGCTAAAATGTGTGGAAATTTATCTTGTGCGAATAATCAACAAATACGTATTAGAATTAAATCTGATGAAAATGTAATTGGTGATTTAGGAATTTTTGAAATGAATACCACTACAGATAAATTTTTTGAATTATTTATTGATTTTACAATAGCTGAAATTGGAGAAGCAGGAGTAGCGGAGTTATTTGTCAATGGTCAATATAGTTACAATCAAGACACAGCGGGCGTATTGCAAGGGAGCAACTTTGCATTAATATCTAATACAACTTTTGACACAACCGTATTGAATGATTTATCAATTACAGCACAATGGGTAACTTCAAACGTTACGAATACAATACAATCACAAAATTTCGTGTTAACTAAAGTTTATTAATTATGGCAAACATTATAGGTTGGGGACAGGGTGCTATCAATAATGCTATTGGTTGGGGACAAGGTGCTATTAATAATTTAATAAGTTGGGGTTCAATTTATTCGGAAAGTTATAGTGGCGAAACTGAAATTATTGGCTCTCCTATTCCATTAATAATTTCAAATTTCAAAGCAAGAGTTTTAGCTGATGGTGGAACTTTTGAAGCAGAAAACTGTTTATTAACAACTCTAACAAATCTAAACAATATATAATGAGTTTATTAGAACAAGCGAGTTTAATTGTAACTCCAAACGCATATAAAGAAAGCATCCTTTATTCAGTCGTTCCAAGTGACGGTTCAGGCGATATGGATGTTGTTCGTGCTACAACAGCAACGAGAGTTAATAGCGATGGATTGATTGAAATCGTAGGCTTAAACATACCTCGTATTGATTACACAAACGGAAGTTGTCCGAGTATATTAGTTGAGCCACAGAGGACAAATTTGTTAACTTATTCAGAGCAGTTTGATAATGCGAGTTGGGCTAAGACAGGAACGACAATAACAACAGATTCGACTGTTGATTTAGAAGGAAATCTTGCTCAAAAACTAACAGTAAACACAAGTAGCGGAGAACATCTTATACTAAAAGCGGGGATAAGTTTTACATCAAACACAAGAATGGTTTCTATTTTTTTAAAAAAAGCAGAAATAGATGTTGTTGAAATTGCTATAAATTATAGCAGTTCTACTTCAAATTTGCGATTTAATTTAACAACAAAAATATTTTCGTTTGTTGGTACTGATTTAGTGAATATAGGTTATGACGACAATTATCAAAATGATTGGATTAGAGTATGGATAGGAACTAATAATTCAAATGGCGGTATAATTAGATTGAGACTTATAAATAGCTTGGGGCAAACTTCGTATTTAGGAAATGGCGTAAATGGGCTCTATATTGGACAATCTCAAGCGGAAGAAAGCTCAAACGCTACATCATACATTCCAACAGTAGCAAGTGCAGTTACAAGAAATGCTGATGTGATTAGTAAAACAGGGATAAGTGGCTTGATAGGACAAACTGAGGGGACAATGTTTTTTGATGGAATTGTAAATAACATTCAAAATGCATATTCAAATATTTTAAATACAAATAAAAACCTTTCTCTTTCTACTATACAATTATCAAAATTAAAATCAAATAATAAATTTAGATTTGAGCAATTTTTAGGCAATGGTACAACGTCAAGTATGATTTTAAATTCTACAAATGCTTTTGCAAATGGAACAAGAACAAAAATAGCTATTCGTTATAAAAGCGGTAGTTTTGCAATGTACATAAATGGTAATTTAGAGGCAACAAGTTCAAGTTCTTTTACAAATATTGGCACAAAAACTGAATTATTTTTAAATGATGCGGTAACATTTTTTAATTATCAAGAAAGCGTTTCTTTTAATTCTGTTGTATTATTTACTTCGGGTTTAACAAATGAACAATTAGCACAATTAACAACTATATAATGAACATAGCAAAATTAAAATACGAAAACAAAGAAACTGCAATTGCTGATTTATTAGCAAAAGGAGTTTATATTGAAACAGAAGAAGGACTTGTTTATGGTCAAGGAATCCAAGCGGTTGTTGAAGTAGGAAAAGTAATTCAAACACAAGGTACTTATGATGATGTAATTACAGAGCCTATCTATTACGATGGATATGCTTATGATGTAATGAGTGAACAAGATATTTATTTCGAAAGTGAAATATTTCCAGTTGACTGCGTGCATAGTTTTGCAGGATATGCTCAAAATGCTGATGGACAAATAAACGACATATTAGATGAGCAAAGAGCAATTTGATATAATAATAAGTAAATGGATTTCTCGCAAGTTATTAGTTTTTTTGATAGCTTGTGGGGGATTATTTAGTGGTCAATTGACGTCGTCTGATTGGGTTATAATTGCAACGGCTTATGTCGGTATTCAAGGATTTACGGACATAGTAAAAATGTTAAGAAAATGATTGATAATTTGAAAATTTATTTATTGAATACGGGTGTATTTTTGTTTTCTTTAAGTAAAGCAGAAGCAGGATTGAAAATAGTTTTATTAATTTTTTCAATAATTTACACAGGAATGAAGATAATTGACTGGATAAAAGGTAAAAAAGATGAAACTACTAAATAACGATGGTTACAGATTAATTACTAAATTTGAAGGGTTTAGTTCAAAGCCTTATTTGTGTCCAGCAAAATTAGCTACTATTGGTTATGGCAATACATACTATCCTAATGGCAAAAAAGTAACTTTATTAAACACACCAATAAACGAGCAAGAAGCATTTAGTTTATTTAAAGTAATTGCTGATAAATATGCTAAACAAGTTTCTAAATTAATTACACATCCTATAAATCAGAATCAATTCAACTCTTTAGTTTCTTTAGCTTATAATATTGGTATGGGTAATTTTGGTAAATCTACTTTATTAAAAAAAGTAAACATAAATGCTAAAGATGAATCTATTAAAGATGAATTTTTAAGATGGAATAAAGTAAATAAAATACCTTTAAAAGGGTTAACTAATAGAAGACAATATGAAGCAGATATTTATTTTAGTTAGTTTAGTTTTATTTAGTTGTGCTTCGAGAAAAGTAAATAAAGAAGTTACTCAAAAAGATTCTTTGAAACAAATAGAAACTAAAATTGTTACAAAAGAAGAAACAAATATCGCTATTAAGAATGATATTTTAATAGATGAATTTATTATAACTCCATTAGATACTTTAAAAGATATTGTAGTAAACGGTATAACGTACAAAAACGTTGTTTTAAGATACAAAAAAGTAAAAGATAATAGTTTACATATAGAAAAGAAAATAGTGCATAAGAATGAACACAAGAAAGAAACTATTAAAACTTCAGTTAAATCATTTAAAAAAGATATAGATAAAAAAGCAAATTATTTTATTTACTTATGGTTACTTTTAATTCCTTTATTTTTTATTATAAGAAATCAAATAGTTAGAAGGTTCCTTATTTAACATAACTATTCGCAACACACTTTGTTTTTGCTATTTATTTTGTTTTTGTTATATGTTTTTTTTATTTCTTTTTAGAAAACTTATTTATTTAAAAGTAAAATACAAATTTACAGTTTTTTTTTGACAAAGTAAATAGATTATAAATAAAGTTTTTAACTGAAATGTTAATAACCTTTAATTACATTTGTATATGAAGAAACCAACACGAAAATATAAATGCAGACAAAGATAAAAAGAAGTGTTTTAGTTAAGAAACTTGATACAGTTTATAGTTTATACATAAGAC